AATCGCCTCTTCGTTTGCTATTTCGGCGTTTTGCTTGTAAGTAAGTTGCATATGCAGCTCAAGCTCTTCGGGTGTTTGTGGCATTTGTTGCGCAGAAGGTGCAGATGAAATATCTAAACCCAATTTTTGTTTAGCCATTGCGATTTGCTGCTGGCTGTACATATCTTTTAATACTGCTGTAGCGTAATCTGTTCTCTTTTTTATTGAATATGGATCTTGTGCGTATGCTTTAATATCATATTCTTTTTGAGCAATACCATTAGTTACAATGTCGACAAACTTAGCAATAACCGGTACCGGTTTCCAATCTAAATTTAAATAAGACAAATCACCATTAATAGCTAACTCATCTTTATATTTTTGAATAGGCTGCTCGCCTCTAGCATAAAGTCTTAATAAATGAAAGTTATTCCAATTAGCTAAATATCTATTACCGTTTGTACGGCCTTGTTTAAACCACTCTTGCTCAATAGCCCTAGACACCTGAAGTCCGTACTCATAGGATGCTTTTTCTTCATCACTAACCACTTGGCTAGGAAAAACACTATTAGTATCCGTGTATATATTCATTTATTCTTTTATTTTTGACACAAAACCTTTGTTGTCGTATTTTTTAAATCCTAAATTATAAACAACCCTATTTACAGGAGTTGATGGGGCATATAAATTTTTATTACAAGCCATAATAGCTAAACCGCTACTAATAGAGGCATCGTGTTTTGTTCTGTTATTTATATTAAATTTAGCCCAGTCCTCTAGCGTTCTTTGAAAATACATATCCCCATAGCCAGTTTCATTTAAACCAACAAATGTTTCAATATATGTTTCAATAGCGGCGGCATGAGCTTGTTTTATATCTTCACTAGAGTTAGGTATTCCCCCTAATTCTCTTTCTGTAGTAGATAGCTTATTATATTTTTTATCGGGTCTATTCATTGAATACCCTCTATAGCCTCTTCTTTTAAAATGATATAAAAGTCTTGGCTTATTATTTTCTGCTAATAATGGCATCCCGTAAAATACACAAGCCATTAGTACATCTTCAAAAAATATTTCAGCAGTTTGAGGTCTAGCTATATATTCTAAAAAAAATCTATTTGGAGGGGCATCTTCCATACTAAACTTAGTAAGCCCGTGCAATGCTCCGTTAGATCCCCTGTTACCTACGGTACCTGATATATCATATGAATCACATCCAAAAGCACCCATATGTTCATTGCCGGGATACTTAATTCCGTTTTTTACTATTACTCTATTTTGTAAATTTGCGCTAGGCACCCAAGATATATTAAACCTACCATTAGGATTTGGAACAAATATTACTTTAGAGTCTTTTATACCATTTTCCCACTGAAAGTTTCCCTTTGAAACTATATTAGAGTTTTGTAAATCTTCATTATAATCAACCTGTTGATATATTTTAGTTAAATTAAATAAAGATTCTTTAGACTCATCTCTAAAAGCATGTTTTTCAGTGCGCGGGAATTGTCTATAAAATTCGTTTAATGCATCTTGATCTTGCTTTAAACCTTCAACTTCATTTTCCCAATACTCAATTACACCTTGATCTATTATTTCACCTTGGGGACCTTTAACCTCACCTTTTGGTTTATCGAATACAGGTAACCCATAAGAATCAATGTATCCTTCGTAATTCCATTCCATAGGTATGAACAAACTATATAGTCCTGAGCGAGTCTGTCCATTGGCGTTTCTTTGGGTAACATCTGAGTCATAGTATAATTTTTTAAAGTTATCTCCCCCTTTATCTAAAGAGTTACTAGTTGAACCCATCATACACTTGCCTATTACTTTAGATCCCAATCTTAAACAAGTTTTTGTTACTCGCCAATTATTCAATATATTTGTAGGCCTTTCCCATTTACCGCTTTCATCGTGCACCAATAACTTTAATTTTTCACCGTCATAGCTATTATCACCTGTATTTTTCCAGTCAATAGTTGTGTCTAGTCCATCAAGTTCTTGAGCTTTTTCATTTGTTTCAAGCTTCCTTCTTGTGTATTTAGTAGCTGGTACGCGATACGCAAGCTCAGTTTTCGGACGGTCCATACCGTCTTGTATTGGCTTAAAGAAAAAAGGATAGTTAACCGATATCGGTACAACTTTATCTGTAAACATTTTTTTAGCATCAGGCCCTGACTTTGACAATATACCAAATCTTGAATCGCTAGATATAGTTGCCATGTTAACGGTTTCCGCTGATGACATAAATGAAAATCCGGATCGGCGGTTTTTAAGATAACACATACCGTAAGATCTTCGATCGGCTTTGCAGGCTTCCCAAAATATATAAAACAATCTATTTGATTCTCTAAAATCAGGTTGGCCTACATCAATTTTAGACCACTGCAAATACATATAATGTGTACCTGTAATATAAGTCGGCACGTTTTTATTATAAAACCAAAAGCCCTCTTCTCTTCTGATAAATTCGTCGTCTATATAATCGTACCACTTTTCTTTAAAGTCTTTAGGGTATTCTTCCCAGTCAAAAACTGACTTTATTTTTTTAAGTTCCTTTGGGTATGGCGTATGTTCCCAGGTGTTAGAATTAAATTTAAATACATTTGCTTCTTTAGGAAGTGCTATTTTTAAATTTTGTATTTCATATATTTCACCTATCTCACCTGTTTTACTTATAACTATAATATCGTAATCTTTATTATAGCCATACTCCCATTTTTTATACCTATTTTGTTTTTTTAAAACATTAGGTCTTATATGGTCTTTTAATACTTTGTATAATGTTTGCTTATACATTACTTAGATCTACCTTCTGCAAAACCTTTAAAAGTTCTTTCTTCTTTAACTTCTTTTGGTTTTTCATTCAACAAATCTTCTTCGTTTTCAATTCTAGCAAGTATTTCAAAAGCATCAAAAATAGCAAGTTTTTTTGTAGCAGCCGCGTTTTTTAGTCGATCTGCAGAAATATCATCATCAGAATCAACGATAGGCTCTTTAGCTACTTTTATAAGCTCCTCAACTGCTTTGCGTCCAGCTTGGATTATATTTTTCTTCGTCTCCTTGGTATTCATATTTAATTACAATATCATTTGATTTCATACAATACAATCGCTCATTATCAACTAAAAACTCCCATTCACTATTTGGAGTAAATCCAACTAAGTCCCCTGGGTTAATTTTAAGCGCTTTTAAAGAGCTATTGCTGTATTTTAATATACCAACAAGGCTTCGCTCTTTATTTAGAGTTAAATCTTGCTTATCTTTTATAGGTTGCACAAAGCATCTTTCGCCTACAGTGTGCCAACCACTTTTGTTTTTATATAAATATATTTGATCAAAAGAACAAAGATGATGATCTTCATTTAAAAAAGATCTACTTTTTTTCTTTTTACCCTTCATATCATAAAAAGTTCTAAATACATTTTGATGTATTATAACTTTATCGCCTTTTTTTATACCAGTATTAAAAGCTAATGGTACTTGAATAACCTCCGCTAATCTATTAACAAACTTCCAGTTTTCAATTTTAGTATTAACAACTAATTTTTTATCGCCAACCTGTACTGTATTACTGTATTTTTTACCGACAGGTTTAACAATAAAGTCATACAATGCATTCATTAGTACTCCAAATCGTATTCAACTGAAATAGCCATATTAGAATTGAATTTTTTCCAAGGCAATATTTCATTATTCTTTTTTATATGTATATTATACGAATTGTCTGTTTGATCAAAAATTATATGCGATATTTGATGACCGCCATAAACTTGCTGACCTACAGAATAATGCATTGCGTCGTTTTTGTAGTCTGAGCCAATGCTTATTTTTCTAACTACAGAATCCATTATTCACTAGCTTTAATCTCTTCGTACTCTCCTGTTTCTAAATTAATTGAAACTTGCCCGTATTCTTTTTCAAGTTTTTGTTTTTCATTTTCAATAACTTGATTTAATTCTGCAATACGGTGCAATAGCGAATGCTTTTGGGCTTCAATTCCACCTATTTGAGTTAATACGTTAGAAATTTCAGTGTTAGTTTTAACAATAATTTCTAATTCTTCTTTTTTAATTTTTTTTGCTTTTGCCATAATTTAATTTAATTTAATTGATTTTTATTTATTATTACCTATACTTTTAGCTTTTTCCCAAGTTCTACCAACAAAATAAGCACCATAAACAGTAACTAATAATGTTTGAAATATAGGTATGTATTCTTCTGCTATTTTAAACTCCCCAATGTTGCCATCAAAAAAAGCACATATAGTAAATATAACTGTTAAGTATATAAGTACTAATGGACGAATGTTTTTAGACAAGAAGGAATCAGACTTCATATCCGATTCCCATCTTGCTGTTACTTGTTCTTGAGCTTCTTTATCAGCTTTTTCAAGAATTTCAGTTATTAATCTTTGTGCTTCTAACTTTTCTTCCTTGGTAGTTGTAAGCTTATCAATAACATCCCCGACTTCTTTAATTACATTGCCGGTTAGCCATTGCCAGATTTTTTTCATTATGATTTACCTTTTATTTCTTCTTTTATGCATTTGAGACAGCCGCCCTCTAGGTGTTTGAGAAGGAGCACCAGTAGGTGTTGGTGGTGCTTGCAGATAGCCTCTTCTATCCTGATGAGCGTAGTCATCTTGTATATTCTGCAAAGAAGGTATATTACCCATCGGTCTTTGATTCATACTTCCTGTTGCGAAGAATTGGTTTGGATTTTCTGAAATACTTGATTGAATATCTGCTTGTGTAAAAGCTTTTGGAAAGTTCATATTTCTTTGAGTAAGATTAGTTGCTTTTTCCCTTGAAGCTTGTTGTCTTACTGTTCCTGCAGATGATATAATATTAGGTAAATAATCAACATCTTGTTGTCCTGTTACTCTAGCTGTAGTATAAATATCCGCGCCAGAGGGTGCAGTTGTTTTAGCTGCTTTTGATTCTAAAATAGCAATTTTGTCCATTTTAGGATTTGGGCTTACCAATTCACTTTTAGGAGCATTAAGATAGTTTCTAGATGTTGCTAAATTTTGTAATTGGCTCATTGTTCTATCTGTACGAGCTTCTCCCGATCTACCTCCAACATTTCTACTTCCAACAATGTTTCCCCTCTCTGAAACTATTGTATTTGACCCTTCGCTCAAATCAACTTTTGGGTATGCAGTAACGTTAGACTCGGTTGATCTAGTTCCTCTTGAAACTCTTCTATTTACATTAGCAACTCCTTCTTGACCTGTATTTAATAATTGTGAAACATTTGTTACTCCTTCATATTGACTTAAATCAGTTCCAGTAGGGCTGGATAAAATTTTAGCCGCTTGATCTTTAGTTAAAATATTACCTGTTTTTTTGTCTAATATATTTTCAAAACTCTCAAGCTGCATTCCCGGCTTAACAGGGAATTTACTTAAGGGGCTCATTGGTAAGGCGCTTGGTATTCCTCGCCCTGTTTTTGGCATGTTCATTCTGCCGGGTGCTTGTTTGTACATAATTTTTTATTTTTTTCTTTGATAAGCTACAGTACCTTTGGTTTTGCTTGTGTCAAAATCAATATATGTAGCCACCATTTCTTTTTTGTTTTTTAAATAATAATTTATATAAACTCTATAATTATTTTTAGAGTTATAAAAAATGGTTTTTATATTTTTATTATCAGCATATAATACCTCCTCATAAAAAGTTTTTACCTCTTTAAATTGAGACTTATCGTAACGATTATTAGGATTATTATAAGAATATTCTATATAATCTCTATCGGTTAAATAAGCAATAACAAATATATCATCATTAAATATATTAAAATTTATTGTATATATTGCTGTTGTGGTTTTATATTCATTTGACCATTCCTGATCTTTAGTTGGTACCCAATTACCTGAAAACTGTTCTTGCGAATAAACGCTAAAAAATAAAAATAAAGTAAATAATGTTGTGATTAATTTTTTCATAATATTAAATTTAATTGTTATATTAATATTATTACTTATAATTTACTTTTTTTCCTTAAGCTCTTCTATACGCTTCAGCCTCCCAGGGTAAATTTTTAGCACCCTCATTCATTTTACTTCTAGGATATTTTTTTCCCTTCCAGTAAACATAGTCATCATCATAGTCTAGGTCGCCCCTTAGCATTTGTTCAATGTGTATTTTCTCGTGAGCAATAACATCGTCTTCTTGCTTTTTAGAGCAACCATCCGCTATGATAATAGTTCCATTATTATTGGCTTTTCCAATAGCGCCGTCCTGCATGTTTACATAATATATAGGTGTATTATCTTCCACGTAGGGAGCGCCTTTCATTTTAAAAGCCATAATAATATTATGCTATTGCACAAACAGTTACTTTTACTGTAGATGAAGCCTGTACAATTGAAAGTACGCCGCCTGGGTTTGCAGTTAAAGCTTTTTGAATGTCTTTAGCCCAGTCTTCAGCAGCTGCTGTTACAGTTAATAAGTAAGTTCCACCAGTAGTTTTTACAGCTACAGTGTCAGCGCTTCCAACTCCATCTAAACCTCCTTGAGTTACAGAAACAACTCCACCGATTACGATGTCGCTATCTGAATCAGTAATGTTTACGTTAGATTTTTTAATTTTGATAAATTGTGCCATTGTGTTAAATGTTAAATGTTAATGTTAAATGTTAAATGTTTGGCTAGGTTTGTACAGTCCTAATCTGTTATTTTATTGATCATCTAAGTGAGAATCACCTCTACCTTTATGCTGAGCTCTTTTATGCTTTGCTTCTGCGGATCTAGAGTCAGTTGGGTGTTCCCTGCCTTTTTCATCTGTAATTATTACTTTTTTACCTTTCATCTGCATAGCGGAGCCTTTACCTTCTACCATTGCTTTTGCTTTTTCATAATCACCACCTGTTTTTTGCATAGCGTAACCAAAAGCATTGCCTTCAAGAGGGCTGTCTTCATTCATGCGAGCCGGCCCTCTGCCTCCACCCATTTGTGGTGACGTGCACATAAATTTTGAAAGTGGACTATAATTTCCCATTTTTTTTATTTTTTATATATTAACAATTCCATCTGCGTCTTGCCGCTAGACCTCTTTTGGATTTCCATCCTTTAGATCTAGCACAAAATGATTTTCTTCGTTTCCAAGCTTTGCTCCCGCGCTTAAGTTTTTTAGGATCTTTAGTAACAGCTGTTTGCAATTTACTGCCAGGATTATCTCTTCTATATTTTGCTACACCTTTTTCAGACATACCTCCACCTGCAGCGGCACCTGTTCCAGAATCTTTAGCTTCGTTATAATATCCTTTTGATTTTTTACGAGAAGGTGCATCTCCTTTTTTTAGCAAAGGGGATTTAGCCATAAATGGCGCTGAAAATTTTGAAGCCATATTATTTTTTTCTTTTATATATTTCATGCCACTTTGACAGGGTATAACCTATAGTTACAACTAGCAAAAATATTTTTAGCCATAATTCTATCTCAGTCATGCTAACCGCTAGCGTGCCTCCATTTAATGCATATAGTTTTATATCTCCCATCGAAAGTCTCATTTCTACAATTTTAGTAAGATTTTGCTTTAGATGTAATAGGCGCTTTAAAGCCATCACATCCGCAGCTAGCTTTTAAAATTTCTAAACCATAAGTACCATTACTTGCGCCTTTACCCATTGGGAATCCACTAAGATCAAGAGGCCCACTCCATAAAGCGTTTTCTCCTACATTGCCGTCTAGTTCAGCTTTTGTTAAAACTTTGTTTGAATTTTTTGAAATCATTATTTTTATTTTTAATTGTTTTACATCAGACCAAAACGGTAATTACCTAATGCTGCGGCTCCGTTACCTAAAGCGTTGTTTGCCCATGAAGCACCCGCTGTTGCACTTTGCCCTGGTCTAGTTAATGAATAAGCTCTTCTTAAGTAATCAGCACTCATGTTAGACCCATACCCTAATGAACCA